ATGACCAACACCCATCTCTCCCTCAAAAATATCCTGTCCTTCATCGCCGACCACCTGCACCACGAGTGTGATATCGTGCCTCTACTGATCGAGCGGGGCTACACCTCCGACGAGATCGGGGCCGTGCGCGACGAGCTGGACAGGGCAATCGCCTACTGGCGCGCTGAAGTGATCGAGATCTCAATCGAGACCACGTGTTATCTCGACGAGATCGCGCGTGAGGACGAGGAGGCCGAGCGTCAGGCAAGGCGCGCCGCGATGCGGGCCTCCCTTCGCGTCGTCAAGGAGTAGCGCCGCTCGGCGAGCGCCTTGGCCTCGGCCGCGCGCTGGCGCGGGATGCCGAGATCGGGGAGGGTGGCCGCAGAAGGTGTCCGCGGCTCGGACACCTTCGGACGGTGATGTGTGCTGCCGTCAGCGCGCGCCACCTCTCCCCGCTCCTGCGCGGCCTTGCGCTCGGCGAGTTCGTGCCACCAGAGGGCGCGCTGCTCGGCCATCACCCGGAAGCGGCGGCGGTCGTTCTTCGGGACGGTAAAACCTTCCCTCGCGAGGGAAGGTTTCCCCCGGCCTGGCCAGGCAGGCCGAGCTCGGGGAGCGTCGCGCGAGTGTTCCCGTCGGGAACACTGCCGGGATGTTCGCGCCGCCCTTCGCTTGCGCGCCTCCGCCTGGCGCGCCACCACGACAGAAGCGCCCCAGCCTCGCGGCCGGGGCGCCTGGCCCTCCCCGCCGAGGAGAGCAGCGGCGTGAGGGCCTGCCGGGGTTGTTGCCGACACTCCCGGCTTGTCGGAGGCGGTGGGGAACGACCAACCCCTTCAGGCGCCCGCCCGGCGCCAGCCGTCATGCGTGGCCCGCCACCGGCGAGACGTGCGCGGCCATCTCCGCCCGCTCCCGCTGGTCGAGCTCGCCGGCGATGCAGATCAGCGTCAGCCCCATCTCCGTCATCGCGACCGTGGGCAGCGCGAGCGCCACCGTCTCGCCAGTCGGGGCGACCAGCACGAGGCATCCGCTCGGCGTGATGTAGATCCCCGCCGGGTTCTTGGTGACGCGCTTGCCGCCGTAGATCGCCCCGCCGAGCGGGAGCTTGAGCAGCTTCCCTTCGGGCGGGAGCAGCCCCTCGTGATCGTCCATCGTCACAGTCCCTTGCTGCTCACGACCGCGATCCGCCGCACCCGCCGCGGCCTCGTCTCGGCCCGCCAGAGCGCGATCAGCGCGGCCGCCATCTCGTTCATGTCGCGGTAGGCGATGCGCCTTCCGTCGATATCGACCGTGCGCACGCCGGAACTGATCGCGGCGGCGAGCCGGCGGGGGGCCGAGCCCTCCGGCTGCGCCAGTGCCCAGGCGAGGGCGGCGGGCTCCATCTCACCATCCTCCGGTCGGCTGGAACCGGCCGATCACCCGCAGCCCGGCCGGTCGGGGCTCGGTCACGACCGGCCGCGGCGGGCGCGGCACCAGCCGCAGCACCGCGTTGGCCTGCAACTGTGCCGCAAGCGCCAGCGCCTGTTCGGGCGTCAGCCGCACGCCAGCGTCGCCCACCCGCAACGTGCCGTCCGGGGCGAGCCGCACCCCGGCCACGTCACGCCCCCAGCGCGTTCGGGGAGCCCAGCAGCACCCGGATCGGCGCCCCGGCGGCGGCGTCGTTCGCCACCTCGCCGACATGGTGGCCGATGATGCGGTTGCCGGTCGCGGTGGTGGTGACGCGGCCCGCGGCGGCGTCCCAGAAGACGCGCGCGCCTGGGGCGATCGCGCCGGCGGCCTTGAGCAGCTCGATCACGCCGGTCACCTGCAAGGCAACCCGCGTGCCGGCGGCCGCGTCCGCGAGCGCCACGCCGAACAGATCGCCGATCAGCACGCCCTGGCCCGAGACGACCCCGCCCGTCGGGGCGAGCAGGGTGACGTTGTTGCCAGGCTGGATGAAGTTACGCATGGGTTCACACTCCTATGGTTCCGGTTACGCGCCGGGGTTCATGAAGGCGCCGCGGAAGTCCACCGCGCCCACGCCGAGGTCATGCACCGCGCGCCATTCGATGGCGTCCGAGCCCCAGCCGGGACGCGACTCGACGCGCGGCGCCTCCATGCCGGCGAGCCTCGCCAGTTCGAAGTTCGCGACCGTGTCAACGGCGGCGAACACGTACCAGCGCGTTGCCGAGGGCAGTCGCGGCTCCACCGCCAGCGTGAGCTGGCCAGCGAAGGGGTTCACATCCGTCGCGCGCGTCGGCACCACGTTGTTGGCGATCCACCGCTCGGCGTCGCTCTCAAGCTGCGGCGGAACCAGCAGCAGACGCGGGATCACGTTCACCGGCTGCCCGTTCGGGCCGCGCATGTTGCGCAGCGCCGCCCGTGCGGCCGCGAGTGTGGCGTCGCCGATCACCGCGCCCGTCGCAGGGCGGTTGCCGCGCGCAGTCGAGAACATCGCCGCGCCGGCCACCGTCGGCCCGTCGCCGGCGTTCTCGGCCAGCATCGTGGTGAACAGCGTCGCCTCGGCCTCGGCCGCGGCCTCGCCCATCCGCCGCGCGACCGCAGCGAACGCACCCGCGTCGTCGTTCACCAAGGCGCGGCGCGAGAGCGTGAACACCCCGGCGTAGGTGCGCATCCGGTAGGTCGCCGTGGCCTCGGTCAGCGGCGAGAAGGGGAACTCGCCACCCTCGGCGATATCGGCGAGGGGCCGCGCCTCCGACAGTGCCGAAGAACGCACGTCGTGCAGCCGCGTCACGGTGGTGGCGCGCGCGATCGTGCGCACCGCGATCGGCGCCTGCTCATAGGCCTGGCGCGCGAGCTTGTTCGCGGTGTCGGCGACGATGCCGGGGAAGTCGGAGGTCGTCTGCATCGCGCGCGTGATCAGCACCGCGTCCGAGAGCCCGAAGGTGCTCTCGCCAGCGCGTTCCAGCACCTCGCGCGCGATCGCGACGAACGACATCGCCGCGTAGGGCCGCGATGCCTCCGCCACCTCGCGCGCGTTCAGCATGCGAGCGCAGAGCCCGTCCACCACCGCCTGACGGTGCTGTGCCGGGTCGGGGGTGTTGGTGACGCGGATCAGGGGCCGCGCGCCGTCCGCCGCCGCGCTGCGCCTGGCGAGCTCGGCCAGCGCCTCGCGCCTGGCGTCGTCGGCCGGCGTCTCGGCGTCGATGTGCCGATCCGCCCAGTCGCGCCCCAGGCCGGTGGTCTGCGCGATGGTGCGGATTTCCCGGTTCACCTCCGCGCGGGTTGCCGGGGCGAGGGGCTCCGGCGCTTCGAGAGTCTGTTCCATGGAAGAGTTCCTTACTGAAGCGCCGGGATCGGCCGGCAAGGGGACCAGGGAGAGTTCCAGCGGCTGCCATCGCACCGCCGTCTTCGTCCGCCGTCCGGACGCATCCTTCGTTTCGCGCCACGTCTCGACGCGGTATCCGACACTGACGTAGCGCAGCACGCCGGCCACCACGTCGGCCACGATCGGCGCCACCTCGGGCCGTTCCGAGAACCGCACCGTCGCCGTGCCGAGCCCGGCTTCCACGCGCGGCGACTGCACCACGCCGAGCACGTCGCGCGTGCTCGACTGCCGATGCGCATCGAGCACCGGCGCGCCATCGAAGCGCGCGAGGTCCACCGCGGCGGGCTCCATGGCCAGCACCTCGGTGAACGGGCCGGCAGCGTCGATGCGCTGCACCGCTGCGCCGGTGGACCAGATCACCCCGACACTGCGCGCGGCCTCGTTCCAGGTGCTCGGCGCGAAGCTCGCGCGCCTGGTGAACATCTCAGTCATTCATCGCCTCCATTCGCCGGCCGCTAGGGGGGTAGCGGGCACATCGCCGGACCCCCTGTTTTCGGGCTTACGCTCGCCGGCGCGCCGTATGTTGGCCACGCGTCCAGGGTCGTAGCGCACGAAGCGCGGCGACTCGCTCGGCGCGTCGAGCACATCCAGCTTCGCGGCACCGCCGACGGTGCCGAGCAGCGCCGGATACGGCTTCCCTTCCCACCACGCTTCGAAGCGCGTCTTCGGATCGGTGCCGGCCGCGATGAGGCGGCGGCACGCTTCCAGCACGGGCGTGCGGTGAATGACCAGTTCGCCGCTTGGCAGGCGCACGGCCGGCACGCGCAGCTTCGCGCGGCCAGCCTCCACCATCTCGATCGTCAGCCGCACCACCGGGAGAGGCGGTGCAGCACGGCTCGCCCGCCTGGTCAGCATCTCACTCATCGTTGGCATCTCCATTCGCCGGGCGCCGCGCCGGGCGGCGCGAAGCTCAGCCCGAGCTCGCGCGCGCGATCGCGGTCAGCGGCAATCTGCCGGTCGATCTCTTCCACGTCGTAGCCGCGCTCCGCCACCGCCATGGCACGGCTCTTCAGCCCGCGGTCGATCAGCAGGATCTCCGCTTCGGCGTCCTTCTTCGGATCGACGAAATCGAAGCGCGGCGGCAGCCATTCGGCGGCGAGATAGGGCTCCGGGTCGCGTGCGAACCCGTCCGCCGGCACCGTGCCGGCCAAGGAGGCTAGCGTAATAAACCGGCGCCAGACGGGGCGGCAGAACTGGCGCACCACAAGGTGGTACTGCCACGCTTCGACGCGGCGGCGGAACTCGACCAGCGCTGCGCGCACGCTGCTATACGTCACGCCCTCGTAATCGCCCGAGATGTGTTCATATGGCACGCCCACCGCGGCGGCGATCGCGCGCAGATGCGCTTTCACGTAAGAGCCGTACTGCACCGGCTCGACCGGCGCCGAGAACTTCACATCCGCGCCTGGCGGAAGCGGCAGCAAGCTCCCCGGCTCCATGCCGGTCTCCAGCACATCGCCCGCCATCGTGCCGGGCAAGCCCGCAGCGTCGCCGTTCGGGTCGGTGACGAAACCGGCGAACAGCGCCGCCACCTTGGCGCGCACCAAGGTCGCGTCCTCGTACTGGTCGAGCTCGTGCAGCCGGAGCAGCGCGGGCGCCAGCCACGACACGCCGCGCACCTGGCCAGGCGCGAGCGGTCGCATCAGGTGCAGCACGTCATCGGCCGGCACGCGCACCGGGGCAGCCCAGGCTGCGCCGCCGGGCCGTACGAAGTAGGCGAGCGGCCGGCCGAGATCGTCGAGCTCGATCCCGCCGACGATGCGCGCGCCCGGCGCGGTCGGTGCAGTCGTCACCTCGCGCGCCACCTGGTCCGGATCGAGCAGCGCCACGCGCAACGCGCCATCAGACACGATCAGCCGCGCGAACGCCTCGCCCTGCTCGATCAGGCCGCGGCAGGCGAGCGCCTGCATGCCGTAGAAGTCGAGCCGGCCGGCAGCGTCAGCTTCGTCGCACCACCGTTCCCATGCTGCAACCAGCGCCTCGCGCACGGCCCGATCGGGATGCAGCGGCCGCGGCTTGATGCTGTGGCCGACGATGCTGGTCGTCAGCGCCTCGATCGCCTGGGCGGCCCAGGGGTTGTTGCGCGCGAAGTGCTGCGCGCGGGTCGCGAGCGGCTGGCCTGCCGCGGTGGCGGCGGTGGCGGTCGGAGCCGGCCAGCCGAGCCCGGACCAGCGCGGCCCAGCCGTGGCGCCCTCGAACGGCGCCGAGCGGCGGTGCGGGGCAAACCCCAACGCGGTGGCGATGCGCGTCATCACGCCCATGTGCGCGCCTCCATGAACCTGGAGCGGATCGGCCCACGCGGCCGCGGCCGTGCGGGCGCGACGGGCGCGGCCTCGCGCCGTTCGCGCGGCAGTCGCACATCACCGTCGAGCTTCAGCCCGCGCGCATAGAGCGCGTGCAGCGCCGCCATCGCGTAGACCGTGCAGTCGAGCGCCTCGTTGCGCTCACCGTCCGGGCAGATCCAGGCGGACACGCGCCGGCCGCGCCGCACCGTCACCACCCGCCGTTCGGCGACAAGCTGCGCGAACCATTCGTCGTCGAGCTCGGCATGGAAATGGAACGTTGCCGGGCCGGGCGGCTCGGTGCGCAGCCGCGCGTAGAGCGTCGCCTTGATGCTGTCTACGCCGATGGTGAAGATCGTCGCCTTGGCGGCCTTGCCGGGCCGCTTCGGCCAGGGCGGCACCGCACCGGCGCGACCCTTCACGCCATAGATGCCGCGGCCGATGCGCTGCGCAACGAAACGATACACATGCGAGGTCGCCGAACCGCCGGTGTCTACCGCGGTGGCGGAGATCGCCAGCGTCGCGCCGTCGGCACGGGCGAAGCGGGCCGTCGCCAACCAAGCATCGAGCTCATCCCACACTGCGCCGGTAGTCGGGTCGCCATGGCACACGCGATGCTCGACAACCCAGGCTTCCTCGCCCGGCCCCCAGGCGATCGCGGTCGCCTCGATCCTGTCGGATTGCACGTCCACGCCGGCCGTCACGATCGCGGCCCGCTCGGGCAGCGCAGCCCACGGCTCGCGCCGGGCGGCCAGCGTGTCGGGCGGCACCGCACCGGCGCCGCGCGCGTCGAACGGGATGCCAACCGTGGTGGTGATGAACACGCGCAGCCGCAGCGGATCGCGCCGCTGCACCTCGAACGCGCGCGCCGCATCGGCGAAGCTGAGCCAGGGCGAGAGCAGCCCGGGCACGTGGAAGCCGACCGCGGTCTTGTCGATCGGGTTCGGCTCGGTCGCAACCCATTCCCCGGACGCAATCAGCGCGTCCTTCACGTCGTCATCGTGCGCCGCACCGCAGGCGCGGCAGTGGAACGCAGCACGATCGGGCTCGCCCGCAGGCCAGCGCACCCGCTGCCAGTCGAGCGGCTGCTTCTCGCCACAGTGCCGGCAGGCGATGTGCCACTCGCGCTTGTCGGTCTCGCCATAGGCCGTCTCGATCCGCGACTCCCCCGCGTCGGTCGGGGTCGAGAGCAGAAACACCTTCGCGTCGGCGCCGTAGGTGATCGTGCGCGCCATTGACAACGTCGCCGGATCGCCCTCGCCGTCCACGTCGCCCGGATACGCATCAACTTCGTCCAGGATGAGCAGCCGCACCGGCGCCGAGCGAAGCGACGTGCTGCTGTTCGCCCCAGCGATGAAGAGCTCGCCGCCATCGAAGCTCTTGCGCATCGACGAATTGCGCGCGTCACGGAACTGGAACGAGGTCTTCTCGGCGCACTCGGGAATAGATTGCAGCGCCGGGTCGATGCGCGTGCGCAAGAAGATGCGGCCGGCCAAGAAGCTCGGCTGCACGTACATGATCGGCGCCGCGACGCTCGCTACCCAGTAGCAGATCGCGGTGCACGCGGCTTCGGACGCACCGACCTGGGCACCCTTCATCACCACCACACGGCGATGCGGCGCATCGGGATGGAGCGCGTCGAGCACGGCTCGCAGGTAGGGCGTCGGCGTGAGGCTGAACCGGCCGGGGTAGGCGGCCCAGTCGGGCAACACCCGCCGCGCCTCGGCCCAATCGCTGAGCGTGCTGACCCACCGCGCGCGCGAGGGCACGGCCGGATCGACCAGGGCGGGCTGCGGGAGCTGCATGAGACAAATCTAGGGAACGTCACGTGAACGCGCAAGTCCAACGTGGACGGCGCATAACATCTTGCGCATCGTTTCCAAGCATTGCGGGACGGTGTAGGACGTAGCGGGACGTTGCAGAACAGTGCGGGACGTTGTAACGCGCACCACGGACGCTATGGTGTCCTGACCGTTGCCAGCGGCGCCGGAGAAACGACACGGAACATGCCCCGCGCCGTTGCGGGGAAGGCCGTAGAGCGGCCTCCCGCAGATCGCCGCTGGGGGGGTAGCGGCACGGGCCGGAACGCGCCCACGACGCGGGGGGGGCGGAGCGCGGGCCACGTCCGGGCGCGGGAGGCCAAGGCCGAGGCGATGCGCGCCATGCGCGTGCTGGAGACCGCCGTCGGCGTCGCTCTCGGGCCGGCGGAAGTCGGAAGGCCGGCGGGAAATTTACCTCGTGAGGTAAATTCCGTGCCCCATCAGGACCGTCACCGCTTTCGCCTCATGGCCGAGCGGCGCGACGCATGGTGGCACGAACTCGCCGAGAGGCCACTCTCACGCAGGCAGGTGCTCGACATCATCGCGCGCGCCGACGCGCCCCCCGCATCGCATGACAGCGCCACGGCGACGGTTGCCGACCTCGCGGCTGAGGCGTTTCGTTCAGTCGGCAGTCAGCGACCCCCCGGCCCGCACCCGCGCGAACGCATCGGCGAGATCGGCCGCCAAGGTGTCGCCGCCGTCCCTGAGCCCAAAGCCCTCGATGGCCTCGGTTGCAAGTTCTGCGTCCGTCACCTCGGCGAAGGTGCGCGCGACCTCCTCCGGGCTGGCGTGCCCGTGGGCTGTCGCCCACGCCTCGGCGATCGCCGTCAGCATCGCGTCGCGGGTCGGAAAGAGGGTGTCAACCCAAAGGTGTTGCATGGGGTGTTCCTCCTACGGCCGGCCTGATTGCCGGCCCCGGCAGCATAGCCCGGCCGCGCGTCAGGATCAGCCGTGCCGCCCCGGCCGCGAGGCTGGGGCGCTTCTGCTTGGGGGGGGCCGCGCCAGTGACTCTAGGAAGCCCGTAGACGCGCCCTCGCCCTCGCCGCTACCCCCCCTGCGGCGAGGGCCGGGAGGGCATTCAGCGGCGCCCCCAGAGTCACCGCGGGGCGCGCCTGCGTCCGCATCGGCGAGCTGAGCCGGGAGTTGGAACGCGCCGAGCGTCAGCGCGGCGAGGATGGGCGCTTGCAGATGCGCGTGCCCGCAGACCGGGTTCCCACTAGTGGGAACCCGGTGACGAAAACCCAGGCCCTGGCGGACGCCGGCATCCCGACCAGCACGGCCCACCGCTACGAGGAGCTCGCCGGCGGGCGCGAGGCGGAGGCGCGTGCGATCCGCCGCTGCGGCGAACTCCTCCGGCAGATCGAGGCGGGGCGGAACCAGCACGACGCTTCCCAGCGTGCTCGGGAGGGCGCCCTCCCGAGCAGAACCGCAGCGGCTACCGCGGCCGGCCTCTCCGAGCGCGACCCCACCGGCTGAGATGCGTCTCCCCCTGACAAGAAAGTGCGGGCGCGACGGCCCCCGGCATAAGCCCGCGCATGGGAGGACCAGCGGCCATGCGTTGGGTGCATGGGTTGACGGGCGGAGGGGGGGCAGGTCACGCATGCGACAGGGTCTCGGCCTCATGCAGCGCGGCCTTCGTGCGGCCGGCCAAGAGCTTTACCTCACCAGCCGTCATCGGCACGGCTGAGCCGGCTGCACCGAGAGACCACCTCGGTGTGAACAACACGCTGACCGTCCGGCCTGGGAACCACCACGACGGTTCGGGTGGCGTTTCGACATTCAGCGGAACGAGATGGTGCTCGAAGGCGCGGCGCAGCCGATCGACCAGCGCCTTGTCGTCATAGGGTTGGGTCAGGATGCCGGCCGGGCGCCCGGTTCGGGGCCAGGTGAACCAGGCCGTGTGATCGATGCCGGCTGGGGCAAGCAGCAACTCATTCGTGTGGCACCGCCGGCCTGCGGCGAGTTCGGCGAGCGTGAAGCGGCGCCGGGCGACGCGCCAGCCGCGGGGGGCGGCGAAGGCTTCGCATCGTGCGCTGTGCTCAAGGTAGCTCATGGTGACGCTCCATTGGGGGTCGGGGGTCATCGCTCATTCTCTCCATCGCGGGGGGGATGTCCGTTCCGGGTGCGCAAACTGTCGCAATTGTCGCTTACGCGTGCGCGTAGGAGAGAGAGAGTGTGTGTGTGTGTGGGGGGGGCACTATCACGCGTAAGCGACATTTGCGACAATTTCCGGGTTCGCATCGTTTCTCACTCACGGCCGCGTGAGCCAGATGGGCCGACGAATTCGCGGATCGCGGCCGCGACCCGGTCGCGCCGCTCACGCTCGGCGGCGGCCCGCTCGGCGAAGCGCTCGAACACGCGCGGGTTGACGCGCCACGCGTGCGGCTCGGCTGCGCCGTTGCGCGGCGGCTCGGCGGCCACCCAGCCGAATGCCTCGATCCCGGCCATGGTTTCGAGCAGCGCCGCGCGCCGCTCCGGCGGGCGTAGCGCCCCGTAGGCGCGGACGATGTCGCGGGCGGTGATGCGCTCGGCCTCGCGCACCTCGGGCGAAGTGATGATGAAGTTCGCGATCCAGGTCGCGTGGCCCTGCCCGGGGGTGTCGCCGAGCACGCGTTCGGCGCGGAACAGGTGCGGCAGGAGCACGTCCTGCATCAGCGCCGCGACGCGGCGGGCGTTCTCGGCCGAGGCGACCAGCGGCGAGGGCGGTTGCAGCCCGCGCGCGGCGTGGTCCGCCTGCTCGGCCACGTGGAAGGTCAGCAACAGCCGCGCGAACAGCCCCGGCCATTTGGCGAGCGCCGAGCGGCGGCGGGGCGATGCGTCGGGCATGGCGCCGATTGCCGCGGCCAGGCGGTCGATCCGTTCGCGGTGCGGATGCGCGTCCTCATGCAGCACGACGGGGCGCGTCCGCTCGCCGGGCACGGTCGGCGGATGCAAGGTGACGGCGGCACGGATGACCGCGCGGTAACGTTCTGCCGCGTCGCGGTCCGGCGCGCGATCCTCTCCTGCGTCGCAGGCGCCGGGCACGATCAACGTGAACCGCTGCAACAGCCCGTCATCGGCGCCTTCAGCCCCGAGTCGGCGCAGCGGTTCGGGCTGGATGCCGCCAAGCAGGCAGGCCGACCAGGACGGGCAGGTGAACGACCCGCGCTGAATGCGGTCGATGGTGAACCGGCCGCCGTTGTAGAGCCGCAAGTAGGCACCGCGGTCGCCCCCGCCCCGGCCCCCCGCGTTGTAGCGGTCGAGGTTAGCGAGCCATTCACCGAGCTCGTCCTGCCGCACCAGCACGCGGCCGAGCGGTGCATGGAAGCGCGCTCCATCGCCGCTGCGCAGCACCTCGGAAAGGGCCTCGACGGTCGTGGACTCGACCAGGTAGCGCGTGCACAGGGGCTTCGGCGGCCACTCTTCGGCTGGCACCTTCTCTCGCTTGAGCGCGGCGACCTTCGCGCCCCACGCTTCCAGTTCCTTGGCGTGGCGTTCGCGCGCCTCGGCCTCGATCCCGTCGATCGGCTTGGTCGCTCCGGCGATGACCGGGGTCTTCTTGGAAGAGGGGTCGCCGACGATGCCGCCCCACACGCGGGCACGTTCGGTCCAGCCGGTGTCGTGCCGCTTGGGTTGCAGCTCCCACGTCTCGGGGATGGCGGCGGCGACCGCGGTCAGACAGGCGAGCGCAGCGCCCGCCGGATCGACTCCTACGCGCGCGGCAAGATCGAACGCGAAGGGGGCGATCGCGTCCGGGAGATGGTCGGGCCGCAGCGGGGGCGCGCCGAGAAGATCGTCGTCGCCGAACACGTCGAGCGGCTCGGGCCAGCGGGGCGGCGGCGGTTTGCCCTCCCGCTTGGCGTGGCCGCGCTCGGCCTGATCATCGCGCGGCTGTTCGGCCTGTTCCTCACGCTGCTGGTCGGTCTGTTCCTCGCGCGGCTTGTCGTGCTGTTCGGCCTGCTGCCGGTGCTGGCGGTGCTGCGGTTCGATGCGGCGGGGGTGCTGTTGGCCGGCGTCGAGCCCGCTGCGGATGCTGGCCAGCGCCTCGGGGTGCGGCAGGCCGCAGGCATAGGCGGCGCCCATGAGCCGTGCCTCGGCCTCGCGCCGGCTGAGCGCGTGCGCGCCGACCAGAGTCCCGAGGGCGAACGCGGCGCGGTTGAGGGTGTCGTTGCGCTGGCCCTCGGGCGCGGCGGCAACGCCCCGGCACTCGGCATCCACGGCGGCGCGCACATAGGCGTCGGGGATGGTGCTGGCGTCGTGCCCGTTCGCCTTGGGCGGCGGCTCCGGCGTTCGCAGCCGCGTGACCACCGTCTCCGGCGGCTCATTCAGATCTGGATCTGCGGCGGCCGCGGCGAGCCGTTCCGCATCCCAAGCGATGACGTAGCCGCCCTCGCCGCGGCTGTCGATGCCCGGCACGCGGCCGGATGTATTGCGCGGGAGATCGGCGTGCCAGCGATAGGGCAGGTGCCAGCCGCCGCGCCGCGTGCGGATCGCGTAGGGATGCTGGGCCGGCACGATGCCTAGTCCGGCGGCGGAACGTTCGCCGAGCGGCTCGCCGTCGCTCGACACGTCGAGATCGAGCATCCAGAGATCGGATGGTTCGCCCATGGGCACGGCAGGGAGCGAGTCGGGCCAGGTCGCCCACCACAGGCGCAGCACCTCGGGATCTGAGGTTGCAGATTCGCGCCATTTGACGCGCGGCTTCTTGTCCGGGCCGCACGGGAAGGTCGGCAGCCCGGCGGCGGCGAGCTTCAGCGCGTCGCCGAGGCGGGAGGGCGCGGTCATGCTGCCCTCCTGGGAAAAACGCGGCGGTGCGCGCGGAACAGGTCGCCGCACTCGCGCCAGGTCAACGTCCACCAATCGCGGTTCACCACGATGCTTTGGCACAGATACCAGAGCGTATCGTCCTGGAGCTCGCACGAATGCAGCGCACCGAGGTCAAACGCGCACTCCCAGGCGCGGCGGGAGACTTCCTCGGGCACGGGGACAATGTGGTTCAGGTCGAGGTGGTATGGCCGGCTCATGACCACCTCCCCACGTCAGCGGCGAAGCGGTGCAGCATCTCGCGTTCGGACTCCTCGGCCGCCTCGATCGCCGCGAGCGTCTCGGGCGGGACAAGCTGATCGAGCTCGTCTTCCAGGATCGCGCGAAGCACCGGCGCGGGAATGGCGTCCAACTCGACCGAGTAGGCGTGTTCGAACCGCTTGGTGCGCGTGTCCGACGCCTTGTTCGGCCGCGTTGGCAGGCCGAGGATCTCGACCTGCAAGGGCGTCACGGCGAGGCGCTTGAAGGTCAGCGGCACCTCGGGCGCGAAGCTGCGGAGCGTCGCTTCGATCTTGTTGGCAGCGTCAGCGCCGGACGGATCGAGGTCGCCGAGATGGAAGAGCACCACCGGCTTGCGAACGGCGCGCATGGCCTCGGCCGCGGAGTACAGGAAGGACAGCGAGGCGTAGCCGCGCGAGACCATCAGCGGCACGTCGTAGCGCTCGGTCACGGGCGTCAGCACGCCGGAGAGCGCGTCCTTCTCAAGCCACACCTCGGCGTAGATGGGTAGGTCGCGCCAGATGGCGCGGCGGTAGTGCGTGGCGGTGTCGGCGATCGCGGCGGCGAGGCTGTCGAAGCTCGGGGGCTTGCGCATCCAGCGCGTGCTGTCTGCAAGGCTGCCCCACGGGACGCGGCCTTCGCGCCGAAGCAGCACCAGATCCTTCTGGACGATGGTGTAGCCGGCCTCGGTCTTCGGAACGATCCCGCGCACGGTGGCCGCGTAGAAGATCTGTCGCACAGTAGCCGGCGCGGCCTCGGCGACAATCTCGATCAGCGCGGCGCGGCGGGCTTCCACCTCCGCCCCGGTCGAGCGGCGGCGGCGGTTTAGGAGGCTTGTCATAAGGGCGGGGGGCGGTCATGACGCGCCTCCGGCCACCGCCTGGTCGTATCGGCGCACCACCAACCCATGGCTGCCGAAGATCTCGGCAAACCGCGCGGCGTTGGGGCCGAGGTAGAAGACCGTCTGCCCCTGCGTCGGTGTTGCCGCGGGCTTGCCGTCAGGTCGGACGAACGAGATGCGACCGCGCGTGAAACAAATCGCGGCGGCCTTCTCGCCGAGCATGTGGAACCAGGTGGTGTCGGTGTAGGCATGCGTCAGGGCGACGGCTTCGCTGACGCGCCCGGCCGCGAGCTCGGCGATCAGCTTCTCGGCGAACGGCTGGATCAGATCCCGACTGTAGGGCGGGTTGAGCCACACGCGCCCAGCCCATTCGTGGGTAAGCCCGTCGTCATCGCGCGAGTAGAAACGAGCGGCGCGGACGGTGCGGTTCGCGGCTTCGCACGATGCGGGGTCGAGGTCGATCGAACCCATCAGGCTGCGCGCGGCCTCGATCCACTTGGCTGGCGTGAACCATTCGGTGTTGCCGCTGCCCTGCGCGCGATGATTGAACACGCGGGAGCGCGTCAGCCGCTCGCCGGCCTCGGTCGCCGCGCGCGCGGCTTCGGTGATCGCATCCTCGCCGAGCTCGGCGAGGCGCTTGGCCTCGGCCACGCGGTCGCGGGTCAGCCCGAGGTCAGGGAGGGTCGCGGGGAAAATGTCGGCGCCGACGACATTTTCATTTTTCGGACGGCCCCGCTTCGCCACCTCACCACGTTCTTGGGCGGCCTCAAGCTCCGCGCCGATGCGCTGTTCCGCGAGCAGAACCACCATCTGTGCGGTGTTCTGCGCCGAGAGCGCGGCCTTGATCTTCCGGGCGTAGACGGCCAGCGCCTCGGCGATCGCGCCAATGCGCTGAACCCTCTCAATCGTGCGGGCCTCGCGCAGATCCGCAATTGCGCGGTCGCAGAGCGTCGCGATCTGCACGTCACGCGCTTCCGGCGGGAGGGTGTCCAGAGTAGCCGGTGGGGCGTTCATGAAGGGCTCCAAGTCGAGCCCGGCGCTTGACGCGATGCCGTCGGAGGGCTAAGTCGAGCGCGGTTCCCGCCGCCTCGAATGTTGCCCCCGCCAGGCCGCGCCAAGCGGCCGGGCGGTTCAGTCTGCGGTGGTGCGGCGGCCGGCGGGCTGGAGCCGGCTCTCGGCCCACTCGATCAGCTCGCGCTCGCGGTAGACCGCGCGGTGACCGAAACGGCAGAAGGGGGGGCCGTTGCCGCGCGTCACGGCGGTGGCCAGGGTCGCCGGCGAGACTGGCAGGCCGCGCTCGCGCAGGAAGTTTGCGGCCTCGCGACGGTTGAGGAACCGATCCATTGCGTCACCTCCATCAAGCAGGTGACGGCCCATCAATCACACAAAAAAGCGGCCGCAAAATAGGCCGTTTGCCGGCCGGGTTTTTTCCTCGCGGCCGGGTTTTTCGGCAGGGATGTCCGGGCTTTTCCGGCGGTGTGACAAAAACCCGGCCGTAAGCCGGCCGGGTTTCCGAGTCGTTCAGCCCCCCAGCGGGCGGCCGGGTGGGGGGCGCGAATCGGCCGGGAGGGCGGCCCACGCGGCGCGCGCGCACGCGCGCGTGCAGCCGGTGGCACGCATGCAATCAGTCACGGCGTCCCCCCGTTTCGTCCGCCCCGGTTTCACGTTCTCCCGCATCCAGGTGCGCGCGGCTTCGGCGAGATCGGCGCGCGCACCACGGGGCGGCGGCGGCTCGGGCTCGGCCGCGGCGGCGGCAGGCTCGGCCGCCGGCACCACAACAACGCCCAGCACGCGCGCGCCCGCCATCACGACACACCCCGGCGGGTGGTCGCCGAAACCCGCGATCGTCTCCGCCTCGTAGCCGAACACCGGCAGCGCCGCGCGCCACGACTCGGGAGGGATCTGGACTGCACCATCCAGCGGCCGGCCTTCGACGATCCCGCGTGCCACCGCCTCGCCCCGCGCCATCCGATCGCAGAACCGGCGCGGAAGCTCGACGCGGGCGGCCTCGGCGCGGCGCACGGCCTGATGCCAGCGCTGGTGCAGGTCTTCATCGGCGCGCACGAGCGCGGCCCAGCGCTCGCGCGCCACGCCGGGCGGCTCGACCCCGAGCTCCATCCGCTGCCAGTCGAGATACCGGAGGATGTCATTCGGGAGGTCGCGCGCGGCGAGCAGCCGGCCGAGCGGCTCCGCAGGATTGTTCCGCCGCTTCGCGAGCCACGCCTCGCGCGCGCCGGGCATGTCGCAGAAGGTCGCGTCGGAGGCCAGCGCCCAAAGCTCCAAGAACCAGGTCTCCGCAGCCTCGGCCAATGTCATGCTCCCGCTCAT